TATTTAGATAACGCTAAAAACAAAGGAGAAATTTAATATTTCTCTTTTTTTTTTGTAGAAATATTTTTTTTTCTTAAAAATATGCTTACATTTGTACCACAAAATAAATCAAGTATATGATGAACAGAATTAAAAGATTTTTTAAAAGATTAGCGGTTAGACGTATTTTAAAAGCAAAAAACCAATTTGATTATCAAGACCCGGGGCTACTTGGGGATATTCACATCTGTAAATCCATTTGCCGTAAACTTATTACGAGCGAAGGTTCCAAATTTTTAATTGCCCCACTTTCATCTCAAAGATATATCAAACACTCTGAGTTAGGTATATTTGTTATACTTGATGATAAAAAAATAAGTGTAATCAATCACGAGTACTACTATAGTAATATCCTTATGACCAATAGAGATTGGGAAAAATTAACTAAAATGTACGATACCAAAGTAGAAAGAATCAGACAAGACCTAAAGAACGAAATGAAATCTCAAATCAAATATTCTTTAAAAGCTATTTTAGATAGAGTGGATAACTCCAAAAAAACAAAAACCCCTTAATCAAGGGGTTTTTTAAATTGTTCTTTTAATATTTTTTTAATTAAACTTCTTAATGAGTTATCAACAACTCTATTGTTATTTGAGGTGGTTTTTAGACCGTTTGGGACAATATCTTCTAAAATGGTATCTTTGGTTATCTCAATCCATTCTCTTGTAATAGGGACAAATTTATTACCTTTACCGGGTGTTTGATTTAATACCCCACCTTCTTCATCATTCTGCTCCGGATGTTTTTTTACGTATTTGGCAATTTTTCTTGATTCTTTCTCTATTTTAGATATTTTAGATTTTGGAGTACTCATCTCACCATCATAACTATCAAACGCTAATTCAGCACTATCGTATTTTGATGTTGGTACAATAAATGGTTGTAGTTGTTCTTTATTAAACAACCTAACACCCGGGCTCAAAGGAACTCTAACCGAACCCGACCCACCTGTACTAGTAGCCTCTTTAATTTGTCTTTTGATATTTTTATTCATATACTTATAAATATACAAAATTTTAATTATGGAACAACAACAAGAACTATTCGGAAAATTATTTAATACAATCCCATTGTATAACGAAGACCATTTAGATGTCCTACTATCAACAATGGATAAAGAACAATCAATCTATATCCTAACACAAGCAGTTAGTTTCGCATTTCATTCAGGGATATTTTCATTGGGGGAGTCAGAGATTATCTCAAAATCAATCAGAACATTAAATAAAATTGAAAAAAATGTTGTGGAATAAAAAAAATGTTTATACATTTGTAAAATAAAACACAAACACTATGAAAAAATTATTTTTACTAACGGTATTATTAATTGGAACCTTAACATTTTCTCAAACAAAACCAAAAACAAAAGACATCGATAAAGATGTCAAAGTGTTTTTAGATTCATTATCTAAAGTATATCACGTAAAGGTAACTTCCGTAAAAGTCGTTAATTGTTTGGGTGTGAGAACAACTTCAATTACTTATATTAAAAACAATAAAGAACTTGAAAAAGTAATTAAAAAAGAAAAATCTTCAACAAAACCTGACATGTTATCAGAAATTGTCGATTAAAGGGATTTAACAAGACCCTTTAATCGAATAACTTGTTTTACCAATTGGTGAATATACAATTACTTTTGTATCTCCTTTACTAGTATCAAATGGGATTGTAAAAGTGTCTTGGTTAACTATGGTATACCCTATAAATTCTTTCACTCCGTTATTACAAAGGTCTTTAAGAGCACTTAATCCATCACCAACTTCTGTAAAATTAATAGTTGCTTGGTCTTTATAAGTGGTTGATTTTGGGTTTACTAATATTTTAGTTAATAAATCCGCATAATTATTTGCTTTAATTTTAATAAGATTATTACCACTAACGGATTTACTACCATTTAATTTTGTTAAATTAGCAATATATAAAGGAACTAATTTAAATTCTGAATATGGACGAGTTTCAGCTCCTGTAGCAACATACCCTGTATCTTGAGTTATTATTCCTTTGTTATCAACAACAACCATTCTATCAGGAATTCTACCTGACCCCAAACTTAAATTACCCTTACCTGACACTAATTCTTCAGTTGTTTTATAATCATTATTAGAATCTCCTTGACCTTTAATTTTTTTAAAATCCCAATTACAAATTTGATTAGTTTTAGTTATTTTACCCAATCCACGAATAATAAATTTAACAAATTGTTCGGCTCTGTATCTTTCATCATTTTTATCGTCACCACGTTTATATGGAGTTTCACCTATTTTAACCTGACTGACATCAGTTGGAATTTTAAAAACAAATGTACCATTCTTAATTAAATCAGGAAATATTTCTTCAAAATATTGTTTAACAGAATTTGCTCTTGCCAATGCTAAACTTCCTTTTGTCTCAAATCCTTTTGGATTAGTAACTTGCGATTCTCCAGCATCTATATTAACAATAAATTTTTTACCACCATTTTTTTTGATAAATTCCTCAATTTTAGGTTTTACCGAAGAAATTAAATTTTTAACTTTTTCTGATTCATATTGTCCTGAAGGAAAAAAATCACTTATATCTTTAGAATATGATGTTGTTGTTGTATCAGTTACATCTTTTACTCCCGGACCTCTTAATTTATTTTGTTCCGATATTAAATATTGGTTTTTTGTCGCACTTTCATGAAGACCTAAAATTCTATTTTTTTCTTCACTTGAAATTTCAAATAAATTTTTCATAATTTTTCTTTTAATATAAATATAAGATAAAAAAAAAGAGGACAAATATTTGTCCTCTTTTTGGTATATCATAAGATATTGATTATCTCAATTCTCTTAAGTCAAATGTTCTAACACCATCAACTGTGATACGTCCGTAGAAACGGTTATTAACCATTTTCTTAGCGTAACGTGTCATAATACCTTTAATAGGTGTAAAGTTGAATGGGTTGTACATTGTTGGAGTTAATTGTAATGGTACATACGGAGCGTAGATGTATCCTGTGTCTAACAATGATGTTCCTTTGTGTCCAATTAACACTTGGTTAGCTGGGAAGTAAGGGTCACGGTAAACTTGGTAACGTCCTGCTAATGTTCCAACTCTTTCAATACCCATGTTGTATTGGTCTTGTTCTGGAGACGCATTAGATACGTGGAAGTACTCTAAATCATCAAAGATAGCTGAAACTTCAGAAGAAACAACAATCCAGTTTGCTCCACCTCTTAATGTAGATTTGTGGATTTGTGCAGACAATTGGTTGATTGCTGTAATTAATGTTTGGTTCCAATCTTTTTGAGTATAAGAAGTTGTTTGAGAAATTCTTCTCCAACCATTGTAATCCCAACGTAAGTTCCATGCTGCACCTTTACGTAAATCTCTTAAGATTTCACGGTCGATTTCAGCCGCAACTTGTTCAGATAATAAAGCTGTTAATTCAGCTTCAGCATCGATGTTGTGGAAAGCCGCAACGTCTTGAGCTAACTCAGGAGACCATTGTGCTCTTAATTTTCTTTCTGTAACAGATACAGTAACTGAATCTAAGTCGAAAGAAACCTCACCGATTTTATCTTCAAATTCTAACTCTTCGTAACGTCTGAAAGCCGCTGCGAATGAAGTAGTTGGTAAACCTTGAGAAATTGTAGTTCCTGTGTAACCATCTAATGATGTAGAATCACAATCAGCACATACTGGACAAGATAAATCTACTTCTAACCAAATACAACCATCAGCGTCACATACGTTTTTGAATGTACCACCGTTACCTGTATTAGATGCAGTACCTGCTGGATTACCACTTGGGAAGTAAGTTTGTGTTGTGTTACCATATTTTACAATACCTCTACCATAGATTTGAGTTACAACTCTGAACAATAATGCTCCTGTTGAAACTGTACATGGAGAACCTGCAGCAACTGTTAAACCAGAACCTGTATAGATAATTAAATCAGATAAGAAAGATTCTGTATCCATTTCGTTACCATCAGGACCAATTAATTTACCAGCACCTGTGTCAGCAAAACCACACATTTTAACGATAACTTTTCTTGTGTTACCTGAAGCAATTACTGTTGCTCCGTCAGTTGTTCCAGAAATTGTAGCATCAACTAAAACTCCACCTGTCCATTTTTGGATAGTTGTAGTAGCAGTGATTGCTGACCAACGACCTTTAGAGTAGTCAAATAATCCCGGAGGGTCTAATTGAGCTTCATTACCTTCATAGAATAAATCATAAAGATTTTTTTCATATACAGGATTATAAGTTCCTGAACCTGTAGTATAACCTGCGTTTGGATTACCAGCCGTTCCATTTGGAGAAGGCATTGTACCATCACTGTAGTTACCCGGAGCCCCTATTGGTGCGTAGTGTTCACCTGAGTATTGACCAGCAATACCATCTTTATATCCTTGGATTTTTGGTACAAAGTAGAATAATTTACCGATTGGTAAGTTCATAGCTTGTACAGAAACGATGTCATTCGCTAATAATTTAGAGAATACTCTTCTTACGATTGGGAATACAACAGTTTCAAATGAACCTGAAGACCCGTCAGAAGTTGCTTCGTTTATTAAGAAAGACGCTTGGTTCTCATATAATTGAGCTACGTTTTCTCTTAAGTGACCTTTAAGACCTTCAAGAAATCCTAATTTGTCCCATTTATTAATTGTGTCCTCTTTAATAACTTTAAGGTGTTTTAACCCGATGTTACCAACTAGACCTGATTCTAATAATGCTCCCATTTTTTTGGTTTTTATTAATTTTTTAGTTTATTTTTATTTTAATTTTGACATTAAATCTTTCATTCTCAAGAACTGTGGATTCTCATATGTTTTAGATTCAATTAAGTTAACTGCTGAACCTGTTGAAGGTGCTTTAGCAATTGTTCTTTCTAATGATTCATTCATAGGTTGAGAAGTAGTCCCTGTAAGTTCATCTTTAATGACTTTGTATAAGTTTTTAGATTCTTTAATGTTTTCCACACCGTCAAATCTTCTTAAGATATTTATTTTTTCTTGTTTTGATGTTGAATGTTCAGTAAACAAACGAGTAGCATAAGCTAAGTTTGAATTAAACACCGCAACTTCATTTAATTTATTTCTAAATACGTTAAGAGCTTTTCTGTATTCTTCATTCTTTTCTCTTAAAACTTTTAATTCACTTGTGTTTTGGTTCTCTTTGATTGCAGTATTAAAAGATGAGTGTGCTCTTGGTTTTGGTAACCCACCTCTTCTGAAATTACTTCCACTACCTAATGTACGAGAAGCCTCTTTAGGTTCAACTTTTTTAGTTGTATTAGCAATTTTAGTAGATTGCTCTTTTGTTTCTGTTTTTTTAACAGATTTCATTTTTCCTTCAAGATTTTCACCTTCTTTATATTCAAATTTAGCTTTACCTGTTCCCATTGTTGGATTAACTGATTTTTTCACAGTTTTAAATCCACCATTTTGATTAGGTTTTGCATCATATTTAAATTTACTTGGATTACCCATTCCGGTTCCTTTTGGTTTTACAGACATTTTAGATTCCATCATTGTTTCATCATCCATGCCCATGTCGTCTTGTTCTTCTAACTCTGAATCATCTTCGTCATCAAAAGAAATTTCATAAACGATTTCTTCATCGTCTATTTCTTCTTCTTCGTCAAACATCATTTCATCACTTTCTCCAAATTCAGAATCTTCGTCGTCGTTATCAAATACTTTAGAGATAATATCTTCGATACCTTCAGAATCCATGTCCTCTTCTTCGTCCTCGAAGTCCATATCGTCTTCTTCGTCAAATTCTTCGAACATATCTAATTCATCTTCACCTTCACCAACAATCATATATTCTTTGTCGTTCTCTTCGTCTTTTAAACTGATGTTACCAGAATCATCTTTAGTAACAACAATATTGTCTTCAGGTCCCATCAATTGGAATACACGTAAGATTTCTTCATCATCTTCTATGTCAGTAAGGTCTATGGTGTCTTCATCATCCATATCCATATCCATATTATCAGTATCCATGTCATCTTCCATATCCATATCAACATCTATGTCGTCCATTTCTGTATCGTCCATATCAGTATCCATATCCATGTCATCCATGTCAACCTCAGTGTCAATCTCCTCATCATCTTGTTCTGTAAGAGATTCTTTTACTAGTTCTTTGATTTCTTGCGACATTGTCGAAGCAAGTATTCCTTTTGCATTTTCCGCTACCGCCTCTTCCAAATTTTTCATTTGGATGATAGCTTCTTCAACTAAAGATTTTTCTTTTGCCATTTGTGTTTAAGTTATTTTAATATATAAATATCTCCCATTATCAAAAAAGTATTAATTTTACTAATTTGATAATGAGTTTTTTATAACAATAAATATTACAAAAAAAATAAAAGCATAAAAAAAGGAGACATTTCTGTCTCCTTAATTAATTATTGAATATAAATTATTATTCTATCACTTCATCAATTTTACTTTCAACAATTGCGGTGATTCTCCATTCCATAGTATAATGCTCAAATACTTTTGTTACTTTTGCCTCTACATCAGTTGGGTTATAACCACTCACTAATTTTTCTTCTCTTAATTTTTTAATCTTTCCCGACTCGTTATCAACTGAGTCCAATGTGATTTTTGCAATGAAATACTTTTCGTCCATAATTTTTTCTATTTAGTTTAATATCCTAAATAATCGTTTAATTTTTTCATTAAGTCAAGTGATTTGTTTCCTGAATCACCAACATGTCTTTCAACACTCATTTTTTTCTCTTCTTCTAAGTTCTCATCGTATAGATGTTTATCATCTTTATTCAAGAATAGATATGCCCCCGGAGTTGAAGGTGAGGACACCAAGTCAAAACAAATTAATTCAAAATCGTCTTGTACTTCATTTTGTTCACCAATCTTTTTAAGAGAACCTACACCTCTTGATGATATACCTAATGTAACCCCTTGTCTTAAATAATTTGCCGCCAAATCTCCTTTAGTTGAGCAAATACCACTTTCGTGATATCCCGGTGATGTCAATAATTTAATCTTTCCCATTAGGACATTACCTTCCCACCATACTTCGGTGATTGCGTGAGAAACTCTATCTAAATCAATTAAAGATGATTCCGGGTGATTTAACTCTGAAAGAGCCGTCCCCTTTTTAATCATTTTTTTATAATTATCAGCTTCTCTTTTTAATATACGTTCAGGGTATAGTCGACCATTTCTATTTGGTGTATCATATTTTTGTAATACAGCATAAAATTCAAATGGTTTTGAGTGGTCTAACATTTCATTAGATTCTCTTATTAATGTTTCGTTACGATTATCCTTTGGATTAATATATCCGGCATCGTATTCAACTAATATACCTTTTCCTGATTCGTTCGGTTGTAATATTCTTAAACTCATTTTAAATGTTTTAATAATAAATATTAAACATTATCGATTTGTAACGTATCTTTAACGGATTTGATTTTTTTAGTTAGATAAAACTTAAAATAATTGTTGTCATAAAAGTTATCATTGTAGATTTTATTTGTAATTTTTAATAATGTATCTTTAATTTGTTTTGATTTAAAATCGAGGTTTTCTTCTATAACATAGAAATTGACTTCTAAATTCATAAATGATTTTTTACCCAAATTTAATCCACTTGACCTTAAATCTAAATCTACAATAAATTTTGTATCAAAAATTTTATTATTTAACGACTCGTAAACCGAGTGTTTAACGCCTCTACTTAAATTTAAAACAGTCCTCGACCAATTATCAGATTCATTGATTGGTTCGACCCATGTTTGTATGTTTAAGTAAAGTGATTTCAAGTTTACAGAATCAACTGTTCCATAAACAACTTTCGCGGTTTTGAAACCTGTTAGTTGAGAGGTTTTCCCCTTTTTCATTAATTTTCATATTTTTCCTTTTATTTTTAAAAAAGATAGGTAAAATAAGGGGTCAGGTCAAATTTTTTGTTATTTTGATATATATGTTATATATGTTAATAGTTAAATTAGATAAAAATACGCCAATAGAGAAAGCACTGAAACTCTATAAAAGTAAAGTTATCAAGACACGTCAAAGTTCTGAACTTAATAAGCGAAAAGAATTTATCAAACCTTCCGTAAAAAAAAGAAACGTGTTAGCGAAGGCTAAACACGTTCAATTAAAATATTATTCGGATAACGATTAAAGATTCTCGTTTAAACTTTTAAGTTTAAAATACGTTAATTTGTCGTACTTCTCTGATAACACTTTTGTAAGTGTTTCATCAATTCTAGTTTTCACTGAATTATCTTCGGACGAATTCTTCATTGCTGTTAATTTATCAACAACATTTTCTTTAAGGGTGTTATATTTCACTGACAATTCACCATCATCTTCAGATAACAATTTAACTATTTCAGCTTTGTCAGATTCACTTAAAGTGTCTATATAGTTTTTAATAGTTTTATTAGCCACACTAACCATAGTTGATAATGGAAGTTCAATTCCTTTAGATTCTGTAATTGGAAGTTTTCTTAAATTCTCAATAATTAAATTTTTACTTTTAATTCTTGATTCGATAGTTAAAACATCTGTTGAAAATAAGTTATCAATATTTTCGTATGAGTTATTAGAGTTAGTATTTCTAACCCACATATTTAATTTTTTTAAATCTGCTGGTAAAATTTTATTCACAGCATTTTCATATAGAGTTACACATTCGTGGATGTATTCCCTTGAATATGATTCACTTAAACCTTTTTTAGAGTTTAACTCATCATACATATAGAAAATTTTACTAACATTTTTATTCTCTAATACAAGTTTTTTAAATGTTTTTAATTCTTCTTTAAATGTGTCGTTTTTATACGACTCAAGTAATACGTTTTCTATCTTCGATTTTAATATACCAAACTTTGTCATTTTCTTTTTTAATTATAAATATCAATCATTTAAGATTTTATCCAATTCTTTTTCCATATCACCTAAAGAATTTCTTGCTCGAGATAAATCAATATAAGAATCGTCTTCAGTTAGATTACCACTTTCCAATAATATATTTAGATTATCCCGTTTGACAGATTCGGGAGTTATTTCAGCTTCACCACCCGGTTCAGGTGCTCCACCTAAGTCAGCCTCGCCACCTAATTCAGGTGCACCACCTAATTCAGGACCTCCTCCTAAGTCAGATTCAAGACCTCCTCCACCTCCTCCACCAGGTGGTGGGGCAGGTGCCGTAGCACCAACAGCAGTAGTTCCGGATTTAGTTGCGTATAATTTATCAATAGTATCAAACACACCCGTATGAGTAATGATTGTTGCGGTATTAGTTAATTCCGCACCAACTGCTTTTTCAATACGTTGTTGTTGTAAATCTAATTTAATTTCTTCATCAGAGAATCCTAACACGTGTTTCTTAGCCCATGTAACAGATACCGGAGCGATACCTTCAATAGCCGCAACAGCATCTTTATATAATAAAATTTTCTCTTTCCAAATATCAATTTTTAATAAATCAGCTTGTGATGATGGGTTTGTAAGTGCCAAAGTAAAGTTTGACAATTCATCCTCAAACCCTAATAAAAATAAATGAATAATCGCTATTTTATTCAATTCAGCAATCATTGATTTTTGAATTCTATTAATTGTTCTTGCAAAACGAATATCCATTAAAGATAAATTTTTACCCTCACCCGTTACTTCCTCAAAACCTAAAAATGCTTTAGGGACACGAAGTGCGGTTAATAGTTTCTTTTGGATATATTCAATATCGGCAATCTCCGCCAAATTTTGTGCTCCCGGTAATGTGTCAATTGGACTTGGTGCCGCAGGGTCACGAACAGGGATAAAGTAATCTTGGTCAACAGCCATTTGATTAAATCTCATATCAACATTACCTGTTTTATTATCCACTACTTGACTTCTTTTAAATTTGTTAGCAACACGTTGTACATATGGTTCAACATCTTTAT